TAATTTGGTTCCTGAAGTTTCAGTCCAAAAACACCATCCCCAAACAATACTTCATATCTTTCGTTAGCAATCTCTTGAAGGAAATAAACTGGTGTAGTTGATGTAACATCAAATAAACTATCTGATCTTCTAAACTTCCTTTGAACAGTTGATGTTTGTGAGTCTCTTACAATGACAGTGAGAAGTGATGTATCAATTCCAGGGTTGTTGAGAGTGAATCTTTGATTTGGATTTCTTGAACTTATAGTAAATGGCTGAGTAATATAAGTTCCTTCATACACATCAATATCATTAAAATATGCTACTCCAGTGGAATCAACTGGAACAGTAATGTCTGATGGAATAGTAAAGTTATAACTTTGACTTGTTATATTTGCTCTATTTGTTGTGCTTACAACAAGACCTGCTTTTAATGTTAAAGTAACTGCAGTAGTATTGGATACATCAACAGAAAAGGAAACAGTTGCAGTTGCTGCTTTTCTGGATCTAGGAACATATCCAATATTTCTTGCAAGAGAAACTACATTCTCTCTAAGTGTAGCGCTATCAATGAACACCTCATTGGATACCATATTGGCATTATATGAGGTGATGTATGTGTTATATGCTAACACATCTATAATACTTGAAAGGTTGGACCCTTCAAAATCATAATCAGTAAAGTTTGAATTCGCCCTTAGGTAATCCTTAATGGACGTCTTTATCTGATCAAAATCTAAGTTGCTAAAATTTACTAAAGGCATTTACCTAGTGGGTTGCAATGCGAATGTTAATTCTTGTCCAGGAATATCTATTCCTACAATATAATATTGGATTGTTACATCCATAGAAGCTTCATCATAATTAGGTGCTACTAATACTTCAATCAATTCAACTCTTGGTTCAAAATTTCTAACTGTATTGACTATTTCATCACGAATTACAGTAGCAGTAAGTTTATCAATATTATCAAAAAGAAGACCATTTACCCTAGATCCAAGAGAAGGGTTAAATGGTCTCTCACCTTTTTGTGTAAGAATAAGATTACGAATAGAACGTGCTATAGCATTTTCATTTGTGATAGCGATCAGATCGTCATTCAGGGGATTGACCTGAAAAGAGGCACTAATGTCCTTGAATCCTTTACTGATCCTCTCAACTGGCACTTTGTTACAAGAATACTCACATTATTTATTACACTAAAATTCAGTTAAAGGGATAGGTTCTGAACCATATTCCCAATCATCATAATCATCATCATTACGAATCCTTTCATGCAATTCCTTTTGTGATTTAAAATCATGCTTCTTTGGTGTTATATCGTCATTAGCAATTTCACGAAGCATCTTACCAGAAGGATTTGTATCATAGTCTGTAATTAAACTAGTAGTTCCCCATTTTTCTCTCATATAATCAACATTCCTGTCCGGATTCGGGTTGTTTGCCATCTGTTTCGTCCTCTAAATTGGTTAAAACAGAACTTTTTACGGGGTTGCTATCCCGTTCTTTAGCAGTTTTCCAGAAATATTCGTCCTCTCTACCCATTCCAAGACGATCAAACCCATTTTCAACCTGATAATACTGTGTTGATACCTTAAAATCAGGCATTTTTGGTTCAACAGGTGTCAGACTATTGTCAAAAATACGTAATCTGTTGTTTGGATAGAGTGCAAATTGTCCATTTTCAAGTTCAATTAGGTTATGTGACTTATGTTCAGCAGGATTTTCACTTGTTGCCCAATCAACCATGTCTGGATCGCGATGATAATTGTCTAATGTGCAAATATAAGTACCTTTTACAATGCCATAATCTCTTGTATAGCACTCAAAGTCCATACTACCAATGAATTTCTTATCAATACTTACTACACCATAGTCCATACAATTCCAGAATTGTAGGTTGGGTAGGTTCATATCAGGTTCAGGTGTCTGAGGACGAGCCACAAAGGCACTGATGGGTAGTTTATCGTACATTGCAGCATACTCTGGCAAGTATGTCTCAAAATAAAAAGCGCGTCCAGGAATCGACTTAGCCGAAACCCAAACGCCCTTTACAAATTCTCCCCATCCACTTTGATGATCCGTAAGATATTCCTTACGAACCCATACTTCAGTTGATGGTAGATTAGTGACTAAACAGCTCATACAAATTTGAATTCTGTACTATTTACCTTGCCCACGATACTTTTTCTTACGACCATTACGAGAGGTTGCAGAGAGTAGTGTACGAGGACTACGCCCTTGACGAGTTTTCTTTGGTGCGCCTGATTCAAAAACAGTTTTGTTAGATCCACCTTTTGCCATAGTTTTCTCCTAATCAAATTACACGCATTTTTTCATGACCAACACGAATACGAGGATCACACCAGATCTCATATCCAGCTTCAATTGCATCAAGACAGAATGAAACATCTTCTCCACACATGTCTTGTACTGCACCAGATTCAAAGACTTGCATCTTAGGTGCAAACCAAGGATACTTCATCTTCTCATTCTCAAATACACCATTCTGAATTAGTACCCAACCAAATCCAGTGTAGTCGACAGTAAATGGTTTAGTACGCTTACTGATACCATCTACCATCTCATGATTCATCACGCCACCATTGTTACGGAAATCATCCTCATCCAACCAATGTGCAACTGATGTAGTACGACCATCTTCTGTACTATACCATCCAGCAACAATCTCTTTCTCCTCACCTTCTTCATTGATAGCAAGGTCACACAGTTGCCAGAACTTCTCTGTAGTAAAAACAATATCACTATCAATCCATAATTGATAATCATATTGAAGTTTACCATCCCAAGGAATCTGATCAGGACCCCTCAATACATTTGCACCAAGACACTTACAACGTGCAAAGTTCACCATTGAACTATAATCTTGACTAATCTGAATACTCATTCCATTTTGTACCATATCAAAGCACAATTGGACAAAGTTCTTCAGAAAAGTAAAGGAGCATCCGCGGCCTGGTAAACAGAACACAATACTCTTACCACGCATTCGCTCCTTGATAGCACCATAATCCCAATCCTCCTTCTTTTGGGTCTTGGGAGTTGCCGCCTTCACAGTAAATCCTTTTGCCATTCTTTGAAATTACTCCATTTCAGTTTTTATTATACTTGGGTATATTCTATAAGTCAATAACTACTTGAACATACTTCTTCCTTCTTTGGGAGATTTACTGCAGTGTATGATAGATCTTCTTTGTTATATCCATTATTAAGAAGATCTATCATATTACAGAGCATCTCCCAGTGATCTTGAAAACTCTCCTCACTCAGAGAATGATATAAACACTTATCCTTTAAGTATATGTGATATATCATTGTATCAACCTTTTTAGACATAAAATTTTTTGGGAAATTTTTTCTGAGGATCTTGAATACCCTTGTTGAATTATATATGGTTCCCTATGAAAACCTTGTAGGGGGTTTTCAGTACCTTTAAATTCTATTTTTTCTATTCATTTTTTTATCACACCATCGCAGATTTTTTACCTGATTATTCAGTTTATCTCTGTCAATATGGTCTACCTCTGGATAATTGTGAGGATTATCTAAGAGAGTCTCAGCAATCAATCTATGGACTGAATATTTGAATCTCTTTATACTCCTTCCATTTTCATCTTTCAAAGAGATATTTACACCCTTGTATGCACCTCCTTTGAATTTTGTGTACCTTTGATCACCACCTCTAAAAAATTGTGGCACTAATCTTAGTTCACCCTTCCAGCACTTATTTCCACTATTGTGCCATATAGTCCAAACTGAACCATCTTCTGCGACATAGTATCCATCAAACCTTGTGGGAAATTTTTTCATATCAAAAAATTTTTTATATGAATGGAATAAAGAGCTCAAAAAAGACATACATTGTAGGTTAGGTAGACCGGTCTTTTTCGATAAGGGGGGGTAATAACTTATAACACGCTTAGCCACACACAAGGCGTCAACAACCGGCAAAAAACGCTGTCCATATGAGATACACATAAGGTGCACACATGGCTCCCCTCACTGTATCTTACTGTGTCCCTGTTAGTTTACACATTTCATATCCCCCTAGGTGTCAACTAGGAGTGTGTTGAGTTAGTGTTAATCAGAGATCAAACACATCACTATTCAATTGGATCACATTTACTCGTGGATCATTAAACTTAACGC